GATGGCACTTTAATTGACTTCCAAAGACAGGGTACATCGCAAGGTAGCATCTCTGTTTCAGGCTCCACGGTCTCGTATAACTCTTTCTGCGGCGCTCACTGGTCGCAACTTCAACAAGGTCGTGGCTACAACCCTGTCATTCCACGCGGAACTATTGTTTCTTCGTTGGATGAGTTGTGCGTTTGGAAGTCTCTGGTTTGGACGACCTATGAAGATACACCCGCAGTTGATGATACACCTGCTGGTACTTCTAGCACTCAGCACTCAACGCCATACCTTGGTGACTTGCCTTTAGGTGCAACAGTTGAAGATGATGGCATTGTCAAGACTGTTGCTGATGACGGCAATGAGCGTTTGCCAATGTTTAAGATCAGCGACACTGTTGGCGACAAGACAGTGTATGGCGTATTCCAGTGCTGGGATGCTGTAGGTGATGCCAACATATCATCTTTGGGTGCATACCCAGTTCGTATTGCGGCTGGCGTGACTGTTCAGCGTGGCGACTTGATTGAGTCAAACGGCGACGGTTGCGGCAAAGTCCAAGCGGATGACATCATACGCAGTAGCACTGTTTGTAAAGTCACATCAAATGTCATAATTGACAGTTATGAAGATGGTTCTTACACAGTGCCTTGCGTGATTTATTGCGGTTAAACGGGAAGCCACCACCCGATCTTGGTGGCACTTTAAAAGGAAATAACATGGGAAACGAAAAAAAGACCCCCGTGACTATTGACGGCGTAGAGTACAAGTTTGAAGACATGACACAGCAACAGCAGATGTTGCTTAACCACGTTGCCGACTTGGATCGTAAGTTGGACTCAGCACGTTTCAATGTCGATCAGTTGCAAGTAGGCAGAGATGCGTTTTTCAAAATGTTGAAAGACTCTTTGGAAGCAGAACCCGAGAAAGAGTAAATAGATGTCCGCACAAACGATGACGTATGACAGCCTCGTGGAGGATGTCAAAAGATACTGCGAGCGTAACGACGCGTCGTTTGTGGAACAGATCCCGCGCCTTATTATGCTCACTGAGCAGAGTATTGCCGCGGAGATCAAAACCCTAATGCAGTTAAACGTGGTCAACACGACGTTAATTGTAAACAACCCCGTTCTGGAAAAACCAGTTCGTTGGCGCAAAACGATCAGCATGAAGATTAACGGGCAACCAATCTTGAACAGGTCCATGGACTACGTCACGCAGTTTCAAACCGAGTCAAGCCCCGGACAACCCTTGTACTACGGTGACTATGATTATGACCACTGGGCTTTGGCACCAATACCCAACAGCGCCTACACCGTTGAAATAATTTACTACAGCCGCATTCAGCCGCTAGATATTGAAAACCAAGAAAACCTACTAACCAGAGAGGCCCCACAGGCCTTGCTGTTTGGCACACTCTTGCAGACCCAAGGCTACCTTAAAAACACGGATAAACTGGCCGTATGGAAAGGGTACTACGACGCCGCGATTGCCGCGCTCAAGGGTGAAGACCAACGCCGTATGGTTGACCGCAACGCCACAAGACAGGAACCTTAATGCCTACATACACCTCGCCCTTTACCGGCAACGTAATCCAGCCGACCGACGTCAGCTACGCCGGTGTTGCGCTGACTGGCACGCTCCAACTTTACTGGCCACAGTACGTTAACGCCGGCCAACAGGTTGCCGCGCGCATCATGGACATTCAAGCCACGGCGGGGTCTATTTTGGTCCTGCCCGACGCCACACAGGGCTCTGTTGGTCAGGACATTCTGATCCGCAACACCGGCGCCAACACGTTCACAGTACAACGTTTTGGTGGCACAGGTTCATTCACTGTGGCCGCCGGCACGGCCCAGTACACCTACATCACAAGCAACACCACGCAGGCGGGCGTGTGGGCTGTTATAGCTTTTGGAACAGGCACGTCGATAGCAGACGCCGCCTCGCTCGCTGGAACCAGCACCGTGGCTCTTTTAGGCAAACTAGAGTCTGCGTTCATCACCAACGAGTACGTCACGGTCCCAACAATCAACGCGGCCTCGCGTGGCTCTTGTCTTGTGTGGACCGGCGGCGCCGGCACGTGGACCCTGCCCGCGGTGTCTACCCTGTCAGAGGGTTGGTTTATTCTGGTGCGCAACAACGGCACCGGCGCGCTCACAATAGCAACAAACGCTGTTGGCTCAACCATTGACAGCCTGTCTACAATCACGCTTCCGCTTGGAGACTCTTGCTTTGTCTGCGTAAACAGAGACCCTGCGAAGCAGGACTTCTTTACCGTGGGCCGTGGCCGCCCTAACAGTTTGACGTTCTCGTCTGCCACGTACGACGTGGACACAATTGCCGGCGCAACACTGAGCTTGATTACCACCACGCCGTTGATTCAGCGCTTCACGGCACTCAGTGGTTCACGCACAACCAGTTTGTTGGTTCAGTTGCCTGCCGTGACGCAGGTGTACTACCTGCTCAACGACACAAACCAAAGTGGGTACAACATTAACTTCCAAGTACAAGGAAGCTTACAAACCCCTTTTAGTCTGACCAATAACTCACAGGCCATTGTGCTCAGTGACGGTACCAACATATACCCGTTGATTCAGTCCAACATTGGGCAGTTGGTTGTTAACCGCGGAACCGCGGCGGCACCCGCGTTTACTTTTGCATTGGACCCAGTGTCCGGCATGTACTCACCCAACAACTCACAGCTTGGGTTTTCTGTGGGTGCAACCAACATTGTGACCATGGACGGCACCGGCGGCTCGGGTAACTTTCTCACAACCTTTGTGGGGCGTGTTCAGGCAGATTTAATTTCTGGCGGGGCGTTCTAATGGCGGCAGGTCAAGAGCCGTCTAAAATATTTACGCTGTTTGTCAAGCCCGGCATCAAGCGGGACGGCACACGGTTTGAGGCCGACGAGTTTGGTGACGGTATGTGGACGCGCTTTCAGCGCGGCAAGGCCAAGAAGATTGGTGGCTACCGTCAAATGTTTGCCTCCCCAACCGGCGTTCCACGCGGGCTAATCACCAACACACAAAATGGCGTTAACTACATTTACGCCGGCAACTACAAAGGCATTGAGGTCTTTAACACCGGCACCGACCAAGGTGTGGGTGTAGGTCCTTTTCCTGTTGAATTTAACAGCACCTACGTTGTCACAGCAATCAACCTTGGCACCAACACACTGACAGTGTTTGGCAATCAGGTAACAACGCTTGCAAACACAACCGTTTTTTGGGCGTACAACACGTCTGGTGTGCGCACCAACTACACGGTCAGCGCGGTCCCAACATACAACTCAGGCACCAACAGAACCACGGTTGTGGTGTCTTCCTCCACCGGCCTGTCTGCTACAGCGCCGTTTGAGATATACCTCAACAACGGCATTGCGTCCAACGCACAGTACCTGTGGCAGTTTGACGTGGCGTTTGACTCCTCTGGTCAAGGCAATTCTAAACTGCTTGCACACCCCGGGCGCAACCTAGCAAACATTGACTCTGACGTTTTGACCTCGCTGTACGCGGGTGACTTCTTACCAGACCCCACAACCGGCAGGTACGTGCTGACCCAAGTTGTTGACTCTGGTGGCGCGACACCCACGTTTTTACCCATAGACGCCAGTGGTGGCGTGGTGGTGTTACACCCGTTCATTTTTGTGTACAGCAACTACGGCGGCCTGCGCAACAACAACGTGTCATTCACTTCAGGCTCTGCGTCAGTCCAAACTTTCAACGACTGGAACGGCACACTGGCCAACGACGTAAACGTGGCCGCCGGTAAGATCGTTAAGGGATTCCCAGTGCGCGGCGGTACCGCGTCTCCCTCTGGTCTCTTCTGGGCCACAGACTCACTGGTACGCGCATCATTCACCGCAACAACACCCTACTACTGGCGCTACGACATTGTGGCGGGTCAGATCTCTATCATGTCTTCTAGCACGGTTGTTGAGATGGACGGCGTGTATTTTTGGATGGGTGTTGACCGGTTCTATTTGTACAACGGTTCGGTTAAAGTACTGCCAAACGACAAGAATGTAAACTACCTGTTTGACAACATTAACTTTGGCGCGCGTCAAAAGGTATGGGCAACCAAGGTCCCTCGCTACAACGAGATCTGGTTCTTTTACCCACGGGGCACGGCAACAGAGTGTACAGACTGCATCATCTATAACGTTAAAGACCAACTCTGGTACGACGCGGGTGAGGCAGACGGCGCGCGCAGGTCCTGTGGCTACGTGACCGAAGTGTTCCCACGTCCCATTTGGGCCGGTTGGGACTTCACTGGCCGACTAGGTATCAACTACACACTGACCTACGGCCCTAACCGGGCAACAGCGCCGGTCACAACGGCCTATCAGGTTATTGCGCCGGGTGACTTGACAACCAACCCCGCGGGCTCGTTCATGGTGTTTAACCAAACACTAGATCCGGCGTTCATGTCTGCCAACCAGATCACCGCGGCTGTGTTTACTGACAACGTCTCTGGTGGGTACACAACCATTACCTTTGCTAACCCTGTGGTCGCCGGTGTGGTCGCCGGCAGTACTATGACGCAGGCAACTGGAGGGTACGTGATCTGGGAACAAGAGTTTGGCAAGAACAAAATTACAGACGTAGAAGAGTTTGCAATTGACTCGTTTGTTGAAACCTGTGACATTAGCTTTGTGGGTGGAACACCCGCAGAAGACGTCACCACGGGCATCAACAGGCGCATGCACCTAACACGTATTGAGCCGGACTTTAGGCAGGTTGGGGACATGGAGTTGACCGTTGTCGGTAGGCCTTTTGCTGATGGAACGGCGGAAGAAAGAGGGCCTTTTGTGTACGCAGATAACGATGGCAAGATTGACCTGCGTACTGAATTTCGTTTGGTCAACCTGCGCTTTAGAAGCAACGTGATTGACGGCGACTACGAGATGGGCCGCATACTGATCACGGCAGAACTTGGCGACGAGCGACCCTAATGAACGTTATTGAGTTCCTGCCTGCTTACGCCACGTGGGACGAGTGGAACGGGCAACTGGTCCACTATTTTGGGGACCAGTCGTTCTCTGTTTTGCCTGAAACCCAGTGGCAAGAGGTGGCGCAGTCTGTTGCTGTCAACCCAGTGTTTGACAAGTATTCCGTTCCAGACCCCGGGGCGTTTGTAAACTGGCAAGATTGGGCCCTCTCGTTGACCCTGTCTGTCAACGGTGACGGGGCGTAAGCTCTTCAATTTATGGGTAATTCTCTATAGGAATACCCAAACCAATACACACAAATGGCACTCAGTCAAGACATCGCACAGCAACTAGCCGAAGCCTATGGATCTGGTGACATAGGTGCGGTTAATTCCATTCTGGGAGGCGGCATTAGCGCCCAAGATGTTCAAAGCTATTTTAACTTTGATGATGCCGCAATGTCTGGCTTGGGGGCATTAGGCATTCAGTTTGCATCGCCTCCCGCGGCAGAAACTGATTATTTTGCGCAACAGTTTGCGCCCGATACATACGCAGGTGGTTTATCTACTGTTACTTCGGGGCAAAATGCCGTTCTTGAAGACACGTCAAATACAAGCACAACTACAGGCGGCCTTCCCACAACGACTGCAACAACCGCAAGCCCTTACGATGCAATTACAAACGCATGGAACAGTGGGGACTTCGGCGCCACTAATTCAATTATTGCGTCTTCTGGATTAAACGCGGCGGACATTAAGTCTTACTACAATCTTGACGACGCAACCATGAGTTGGGTGCTTGGTCAAGGCATTCAAATTCCCGGTGTACCTACACCTGTACCTACACCTGTACCTACACCTGTACCTACACCTGTACCTACACCTGTACCTACACCTGTACCTACACCTGTAACGCCCGTGCCCGTTACGCCCGTGCCCGTTACACCTGTACCGACGCCTGTACCGACGCCTGTACCGACGCCTGTACCGACGCCTGTACCGACGCCTGTACCGACGCCTGTGCCCGTTACATCTGTTGATACAGGGGGGCTTCCAACAACCGACACTAGTAATCAACTGAGTGGTGTAATTTTGGCCGGCGATAGCTGGTTGGCTGGTGACGACTTTACGAAGATTGCTAATACTGAGTTTGGTCAAAACGTTACAAACACAGCTATAGGCGGTCAAAAAACTGCGGACGTTTTAAACCAATTAAATGTTTTTGAGCGAGGCGGTGGAACCTTTGCGCCGGGTTCTACTGTTGTTTTAAGCATTGGTGGCAATGACCTTGCAAATGGTGTTAGCCGAGACACTGTTCGCAAAAACCTAAACGAGATTGCTTCTAGGTTGGGAGCATACGGCGTTAACGTTGTGTTGTCCTCCGCCCCTAATGCTAATTCGTATGCTGACGCTATATCAAGTACAAATTTAGCGATGGACAGTTTGTACAATGATGTAGCAAACAGCAACAGCAACGTAAAGCTTGTTGATGTAATGTCTGGTCTTTTAAATCAAAAAGATTTAATGGACGCAAGTGGGTTTCACCTAAAAGACGAGGCTTCAAAAACAGCCTATATTGACAAATTAGAAGACGCGTACAGAAGTCTTAATGCCGTAGATAAGGCCAAGGTAGACAGTAAGTTAGCCACAGTTGACACTTCAAATACTGCCGTTGTAGCTAAAGTGCTTGATGAAGTTGCTGGCACAAATTTAGCCGCTACAACAGGACTCAAAGATTTAAAAAGCACAACAACGACATACGGGCGTCAAAATGTGGCCGCCGTAGAGATTCCCGGGTACGGCACCGTAGCAAATTCTGAGGTGCAAGGATGGGAGCCTTGGCGTTTGGACATGTGGGGCTTGGCCAAAGACGCAGACGGAAACATTAAATCCAAAGGTGGGGCCGCGTGGGAAACCTCTACGGGCGCACCAAAAACCCTGTTTGATCAGATTAACAACATTTCCAAACTTCCGGGCATGGACGCCGCGTTTTCTGGCGGCGCAACAGAATCAAGCGAAGGTGGCCTTGGTTCTAAAGAAGCTGTCCAGTGGGACATGACTAACAAACTGCTTGCACAGGGGGTAACCAATTTAGCGGACATTAAACAACGCACTGTGCAACAGCTTGTTCAGGGAGAAAACGGCGATTACTATCAAGACGTTACAGAAAACTATAACGTTAAAACTGGACAACCTGTAAATTTAGAAGGCACAACACTAGGCAACCACCAAACTAATTACTCAATTCAATTTACAAAAGACGGGTTTGCCATTCCTACGTCTTCTGGCACAAAAAGTGATTGGGTTAATTTTAGAGATCAAGTTACACCAATCGCAGGTTTGGTGGCTTCAGTTATGTTCCCCGGTGCCGCCCCGTACATACAAGGCGCAAACGCCGTCTACCAAGGTTCTAAGGGCAACTGGGCTGGCGCGGTATTAAGTGGTCTCGGCGCCGCCAGTAGTTTGGCCGGTAGCACCATGGCGCAAATTGACGCGCTGGCTAACGCTGGTGATTTTGCTGGTGCTAACGCGCTGTATGAAAGCAGTATGCTTGCGCAAAACGCGGGCCTTATTAACACCACAAAAACAATTGCTGGTGGACTGAACGCGTTAGATAAGAAAGATATTAGTGGGGTTATTAACACAGGTCTTACTTTAAGTGGGGCAAGTGTTCCTCCAGAGGTAAGAACAATCGCCACAGTGTTCAACGGCCTTGCGGCGGTTGGAAGCGGTGACACCGCGGCCATGCTTGACGCGGCTTCTTCGTTAACAGGAAGCAGTGACGCTAAACTGGCCGCGTCGGCTTTAAGATTTAAAAACGCAATTGAATCTGGTGACTTCAACGCTATTTCAAACGCCACATCAAGCTTTAAAACATCGCTTGAATCTGCGTCGAAAGACAACGCGGCGTTCAATAAATTCAAAGACGTGTTGGCCGCAGGCGGCTCTTCTGAAGACGCGTTTACCGCGGCCAACCAGTTTGACACCGCACTGGCGGGCGTTACACCAACAACGCTCACACAAGATTTACCTGTTTCTGCAGAAGCAGAAGACATTATTTCACAAGTGGCAGGTATTCAACCAGACCAGCTTGCGTTTGCTGGGCCCGCGGGTGCAATTGGAAGCGCCGCCGCCACACAAACTGCCGCGTTGATGCAACGTTTGGCGGCTACCCCCGCAGGCCAAACAGCCTTGCGCGAGGCCGCTAACGCAAGCACAAAGGTGCGCGATGCTTTGATTGCTACGGGTATTTTTGGAAGCGCGGGTGTTGCGTCGTTTATGCAAGGCGCTTCTTTAGTTCCTGAAAAATTAGAAACAAAAACAACCACGCAGAATTCAGATTTGGTAAACCAGATCCCAACGGGGTACACGCCGTCAACACAAATTCCAACTGTTACAACAACAACACCCAACGTAACTGGTGCAAACACATCGACTGCCACTGCAACAAGTCCTGCTAACATTAGCGCACTAGAAGGCTTGACCAACACAGGCTTAACAGGCAATCAATACAACGAAGCCGGTGAGTTGTTGATTGGTGGTGAGGTGTATACACCCGGTTCTGCAACAGACCAAGTGTCTGCGGACGTTGCTAGTGTTGCCCAACGTTTAGGCATATCTAACGCTGAAGCGTTGGCCATGAAAGAAACAAACCTTGGTTTGTTCAACCAGTACAATCTTTATGATGGTGAAGGGGTGTTTACACCCGCTAACGCAGAAACAATGCGTTCTACTGATTTGGTTCAGGGTCGTGAAGGTGGTGCAGACGACAACATTGTTATTAGCAATGGGTCTAATACAACTTCTCCCAGTGCAGGATACAGCTACGCGTTAGCAAACCAAGGAATTGATGCTTACTATAAAAGCATCAACGATTTCCTTGGAAGCAACCCATCTAACGAAGATATTGCAAAAGCTAAACAAACATTTAGTGTTAGTGACGCGGATATTAGCGCCGCCAAAGCCTCTGTAGACACCACCAAAACGCCGACGCCGACGCCGACGCCGACACCTACACCGACGCCTACGCCGACACCTACACCTACACCGACGCCTACGCCGACACCAACGCCGACGCCGACACCTACACCTACACCGACGCCTACGCCGACGCCTACGCCGACGCCCACTCCGACACCTACACCAACGCCTACGCCGACGCCTACGCCGACGCCCACTCCGACACCTACACCAACGCCGACGCCCACTCCGACACCTACACCAACGCCAACGCCCACTCCGACACCTACACCAACGCCGACGCCCACTCCGACACCTACACCAACGCCGACGCCCACACCGACACCTACGCCGACGCCCACTCCGACGCCTACGCCGACGCCCACTCCGACACCAACGCCGACGCCCACTCCGACACCAACGCCGACACCTACACCAAC